CCCTGACTTCCGTTATATGGAGTTGCAGGGAGTAGATCCAACCAAAGTCATTTATCATAATCCTCGAGGCATTGAAGAGGCTTTGACATTATGTAAAATGATTATCGAAAACTATAGCAAACACAGCGACGGAAAAACGCCTGTGCTTATTGCACTAGATTCGATTGCTGGTGGTGCTACTGACTACGAGCGAGATCAGGACGTGATTGGTCAGGCAAAACCTGGCGAGCATGCAAAGTTGATGGCTGCATTTTACCGTAGCATTATTCCTTACTTGGAATGTGAGAATATGGTATTTGTTGCCACCAATCAGCTGCGTGACCAGATTGGTGGAATGCAAGGGTTCGGAGCTGAAAAGCCTGAAGCTTTGCTTGGCGGTGACGCTCAACGTTTCAACAGTACATACCAATTCAAGGTTGCTCGTATCAGAGATAACCTAGAAGAGGATCATATGGGTGTTAAACGCAAGTCAGGTTCAACGCACACCATGACTGTAAAACGTAATAAACTAGGGCGTGAGGGTAACAGTCAGAAGATAGAATTCGATGTACATATCAATGGAGGTATCGATTGGTATTCTCCGTTAGTGCGTATGTTGGGTGAACATTACCCTGCTATAGTTGCAAAGACTGGTGGATGGTATACGTGGAAGATTCCAGATATGGAGTTTTTCCTAGAAACTGAGAACGAACCTATCAAAGGTGTTATAGATACAGAGAAGAAGTTTAGAGAACAAGATCTAGCATTACTGATTAAAAGCAGTGCACAAGCTAAAGAAAAAATCAGGGAAGCATTCGGAATCCCTGACATGCCTCCGCCTGAAGTAGAGGCAGCTATCGCCGAAACAAATAAAGCCAGACGCAAGAAAAAGTCTGACCTTGAAGTTGAAGTTGAAAACAAGACAACATATGACTACAGCGCAGAATAACGATTGTGATATGCCTAGGTACACAACAGAGTACCATGAGGTATCCGACACGTTCATTAAAACAGACCACTTAAACCATAAGATGTGGGCCTGGAAAGCTAGACCAAAGCCTGTTAAACCTGTGTTCGCTGCAAAGAATGGTCTCACCATTCAACAGCTGCAGGAAGCAGGAAACAGCGTGAGAGTTAAACATCTCCGCTGGGCTCTATACCTTCCATTGTATGATGTGCCACGCAATTCTAGAAATATTGCTAGCAGGGCTTTGGTTGTACCGTCTACGTTTCGTAGTGATCCGATGTACATCTTCCTTCCTAAAGGAGGATATACGCATCTAGTTATCAAGCATAAATCAGGTAGATACATCTGCGTATCTAGCGAATGTTCAGAAGATGATACTTTCTGCTATGCTGCAGGCGTTGCCACAGCATTAGATAGATTGACTTCTACGGAAATCAATTTGCTGATGACTTAATTAAAGCTTGTCTCAGTATGTCTAGTGATTACTTACAAAAATTAGCGGAAGTTGAGAAACTCATCGCAAAGATGGATCTTCCAGCTTATCGGAAAACAGTCAAGCATAACGACGATGCAAGATGGTTAAAAAACAACCTAACATTAAGAAATGCCAAGCACAAAAATTACGAAAAAGTAATGGAGCTGCTTAATAGCATTGTCTAGTATAACAGTTCTAGACTCAGTCCGATCCTGTGCCTAGGACCACACATATTATGATATACATAGGAATTGATAATGGGGTAACTAATAATGGTATAGGTGCCATAAATAGCGAAGGTGTAGCTAGACTGTACCCTCTACCTGTTAAAAAAGAGTTGAGCTACACTAAAGAAGCAAAACACATATCTAGAATAGATTTTAATCTACTATGTATGTTGTTCGGAGATATAGTTGCAGACTTCGGTGAACCTGATGCCAAAGTAGGGCTGGAACGCCCGATGGTGAACAGTACAAGGTTCAATGCTTCTATGAGTGCTGTGCGTGCTCTTGAAGCTACACTAATTGCTCTAGAAAGAGCTCAGCTAGCTTATGAGTATATAGATAGTAAAGAGTGGCAAAAGTACTTATTACCTACAGGTATCAAAGGTAGTGATGAGCTTAAAAAGGCTAGTCTAGATATAGGTAAAAGGCTGTTTCCGCAGCTAAACATCAAAAAAGATGCAGACGGGTTACTGATTGCAGAATTCCTACGAAGGAAGAATCAGAACCTATTAAAGACAGGTAAAAATGTTGCAACTTAATTTTATTACAGGTTATGATGGCTCTCCTGTAACTAAATTTAAAAGTCAACTAGAACTGTGGGATCTAGACTCTAAGCAACCTGATGCTTGGAGATATTCGACAGTAGAGAAATTCTTCAATGAGATGGACTACTCTGTAGTACCAGCTTATTTGGATTATTGGGACAGTATAACCCCAAAGAATGATAGCGAGATACTTCAGCGATGGTTGTTCGCTTTTATGAGCGTACATACCTCCTGGAAATCTAATATCGTAGGATATCAAGCAATCAAAAATTGGTGGCGTTGGATTAATAAATGGGACGACCTACTAGAAGCCATACAAGGCAGCAGAGTAGGTATGCATAATGTGCGAGTTAAGTTTATTTCAGAGTTTGTACACAAGTTCTGGGAAAATCCTGAAACATATAAAAAGGTAGATGGAGAATCCTGGACTGCGTTTAGAAATAGACTAAAGCGAGTAACGTTAGGCCTAGGACCAGCAAAGACAAGTTTTGCGATAGAGATGTGCTATCCAACCCAGGCAAAACTTACATGTTTAGACACTCACATGTTTCAGGCTTATGGTCTGGATCAGGTAAAAGATGCCAAACAATATGAAAAAATTGAAAAGCATTGGGTGGACATGTGTATGATGTGGAGAATTCCGCCATACGTTGCTAGATGCATATATTGGGACGTAAAGCAAGGATATCCAGACAGTCGGTACTGGAGTCAAGTGTTAGAGCAGTAAAATAAAAAAAATAATAATATTATGAAAAAATCAATCGAAAAAGAAATCGTGCAAGTACTTAATAACATGGTTAAAGCAGGTATTGTTTTGGCTAAAAAGCTGATTAGCGGAGAAACATATTACAGCCTACCAAATATGCCTCAGGTCAAATCTAAGCCTGCTGCAGTTACACCAAAGAGTAACAGGTCAGAAGCTGCACGTAAGGCTTGGGTAACTATCCGTAAGAATCAGGCAATTAGGGACGCATGTAAGACCACTGCTTGTGTGACGGTAAAACCTAAGCAAAAAAAGAGAATGTGCAAAGCTAGCCGCTCACTTGCTGCATATAAAGCATGGGCTACCCGCAGAAAAAGTAACTAAAAATCCTTTACTAGTAGCGTTCCTTTCGTAATAATTCAAATATGTCAGATAATGATGAACACGACCGCTGGTCTGAAGAGGAGGATACCCAGGATGAAGAAGCTCTGGAGGTCCAAAAAATGTTGGCTGCGGTAGACCTAATGGCTAAGAAAGCTATGCGCTATCTTGAGCTTGAAGGGTTCGTCGAAAGGACCGATACTCCAGGAGTATATAAATATACACCTGAAGGATTGGTGCTAGCACGCAAGCAGTACAAAGAGATGAAAGACCAGGGCCTATTATAGGTCGCACACCGTCCCCAGCCATATATCTAATGTGGCTGGGGACAAAGGCCAGCATAGCTCAGTGGTAGAGCATTGGTTTTGTAAACCAACGGTCGTCGGTTCAATCCCGACTGCTGGCTCCAATTTTTTTTAGACATCAAATATGGTAATAATTCCTTTTTTACTTACGTTCTTGGCTGTGTTTGTGATGAACGTATTCTACTCCTACTACATTAAAGCTACGCAGGAAGACAAACCATTACTAGCCGGCTGCTGGTCTGCTATGATAAATTTGGTTGCAAGCCTTGCAGCTATAGGTTATATTGAAAACCATTGGCTACTAATTCCTTCATGTCTAGGGTCTTTTATAGGCACATGGGTAGGTGTTAGGCGCAATAATAAACCCCTTACATAGTATATCCATGTTAATTCCATTCCGCCGTTGTGTGCAATTTGCCGGTTTTAATTTTCAAAGTATAATACACATCGGTGCTCACACAGGAGAAGAAATAGCTGATTATACCTTGCACGGAGTCAAACGAGTAGTATGGTTTGAGGCAAATCAAAGCATTGTTCCGCGACTAAAAGAAAACACTCACAATTTTAATGTAAGCCAAGAGTATTTTTGCGAGGTATTGTCCGATACTGATGGAGAAGAGGTTGACTTCGCAATAACCAATAACGGGCAATCTAGCTCAATCTTAGAACTTGGCACACATAAAATCCATCATCCAAATATCCATGTGGTTGAAACAACAAAGCTGCTAACGAAAAGATTCGATAGTGTGCTTAGAAACCATTCAGACAGAATAAATATCAATTCAGTAGACTTCGTTAACCTTGATGTGCAAGGAGCAGAATTAAAGGTACTGCACGGTTTTGGTGATTGTTTTACTGAAAAGCAGAATATCAAAGCAATCTATACTGAAATAAACATAGAAGAAGTTTATGTTGGCTGCGCTTTATTGGGGCAGGTCGATTCTTTCCTTAGTCAGTTCGGGTTTAATCGCGTAGCTACAGAAATGACTTACGCAAATTGGGGAGATGCATTATATTTAAGGAAGTGATATCCATATGCAATCTAAAAATTTAGAACAAGCAGTCAAAGACTGGGCGAATAGAGGATATGCTGCGCCTGCTCCTCAGTGCGTTAAACAAGCTGTACTGTTGCGCAACAACCTTGACGACTCAACCTGGATTGAAACAGGTACTTTTTTAGGGGATACTACGGAATTTTTATCTTTTTCCAGCTCATTTGTTCACACGATTGAGCCAGCGCCTGAACTTTACGCTAAAGCAAAACAACGCTTTCTTGAATTTCAGAATGTTAAAGTACACAATGCAATCAGTGAAATAATTTTCCCGCAACTTTTACCTACGCTTTCAGGCAACGTATGCTTTTGGCTTGACGGCCATTATTCAGGTGGGAATACTTTCGCAGGACCGAACGACACACCTCTCCTCGTCGAGCTAAAGTTCATCTCCGAAAATTTACATAGGTTTAGTAATACGGTTATTCTCATAGATGATATACGTTTGTGCGGTAAATTACATATATATGGCGCGTACCCATCATTGAATGAACTTATTGATTTTGCGAATCAAAACAATTTAATGTGGCAGATCGAACACGACATATTGAGCTTAAGGTCTGGATAAATAACACAAATACAATAATGGGTAGTTATACCGTTAAGGAGACGGTCCAGACTGTAAATCTGGCGCTGTAATGGCTCGGTGGGCTCGATCCCCACACTACCCACCATTTTTCGCATGATCCCTCAAAAAGGAAAATTCTACTATATCAACTACGAGGATAAAGATGAACCAGAAGGCTCATACTTCGGATTAGGTAGATGTGTCGAAACATACAACACAGATGAGTCAGGAAAACCTATTACTCCACTGTACGAATTCGAGCATCCAGATAAGAAAGGAAACATGATACTAAGCGTATATTATGCTAACGAAGTAGTTATGGAGGCTAGCAAACCTTAGATTTATAGAGCAATGAATAGTAAAAAAACAAAAAATAAAGAAGTAAACTGTGTGTACTGGTCAGATAAAGTAAAGTCTTACAATGTATCAATACCTGAAGGTAAATTCATTGTTATGGATTATGGTGATGACGATCGTGAAGTTTTTTGGGCTTCTGGCGTATTCCCCGTTTCAGCACACACTGCAGAGTATGGCGCAGCAAGTGATGCTGTAGATTACTACCTAGACGATATTTAAAATTATATGTTATACAGTTCAGCAAAATTAATGGGAGGATTAGGAAACCAAATGTTCCAAATAGCTCATGCTTACGCACAAGCATGGAAAGCTAAAAAAAATGGGATCGATGTTGTTCCCAGATTTGACATGCATGTAGCTTGGCTGGAACAATTTCCTGAGCGACAGGCAGTAAATTACAAATCAAATATATTGCGTAATGTAGATTTCAGCCCTTTTGAAACTGCAGGATCTGGCGCGCATGACTGGCAACAGCTACTTGAAGAGGGATTTAACTATAAAGAAATTAATCCTAACTGGGTAAAATCTGTAAAATTTAACGGCTATTTTCAAAGCGAAAAATATTTCAAAGAGTATAGCCAAGATGTAGCTGCATTGTTTGCTCCCTCTGAAGATACAAAAACAGCCTTATTAGAAGAATTTCCTCAACTGATAGAAAACACTACAGCAATATTTGTACGTAGAGGTGATTATCTTAAGTACCCAGAAATACATCCACCAACAACCGAAGAGTACTTGAGGCGTGCTCTCGAGATAAATGCGGTTACAGCCCCTAAACATTACTTGATAATCTCAGACGACTATCCTTGGTGCGATGCTACATTATCAAAATATCTATCGAAAGATAAAACTACAAATGCTTGCTGCGCTGACTGGAAGCAACTTTGGTTAGCGTCATTGTGCTCTAATTTTATATGCACAAATTCTACATTCGGTTGGTGGTCAGCCTTCTTATCTAAACATAAAGAAAAACAGATTGTTTTTCCAACCATATGGTTCGGGCCTAAGGGTCCACAAAATTGGCAAGATATTTACCTAGATAATGGTATAATAATATGATAAGTACATTTAACTTTTTCGATAATGTGTACTGTGTAAATCTAGCTTCAAGACCTGACCGTTGGCAGGAAGCAGTGCAAGAATTTGAGTCTCTGGGAGTATCTAAGTATGAACGTATACCTGGAGTAATAGCATCATCCGGCAGACTAGGTTGCGCTAAAGCAATATGTAACGCTGTAGAAAAAGCTTTGGCAGATGGATGTAGTACAGCATTAATATGTGAAGACGACATATACTTTCCTAGAGGCGGTGAGTACACAAACAGAAAACTTAAAGAGGCTTTATCGCAACTGCCTGAGGATTGGGATGCTTTATATCTAGGGGCCACACTGACAAACGAGTTTTATCAGCAACCTGTAGAGAAATATTCAGCAGACCTTTTAAAGTTAAAGAGTGCATTCGCCATGCACACAATAGCCTATTCAAGAAAAGGTTTACAGGCTTTGATGCAGGGCTTCGATTCAGCGCAGCATTGGAGTGATAGTATCATGGATAGATATGGTGCAATCGATATTTACATGGCGAAGGATTATCTTACCCACAACAACTGTTTTGTGACAAATGAGTTGCTTAGTTTTCAAAGACCAAGCCATTCAGACATATGCAACAGCCACCAAAACTATTTAGGATTAATGCAAAACGCATTTAATCAGTTCGCAGCAGTTTAAATTCCCTAAAAATATGATAGAAGAACATGTACGGTTGTACAAGGCATGCTCCTATGTACTGCGTTCTCGTAAGTATAGAAGCATTTACGTAAATGTTAAAGACCAGCGAGAGCTATTCAACCCATCCAAACAGTATACTTATAGAGATATGTTTGGTGTTGAGGTGAGTGTAGAGATGACGATGACTTGCTATGGTAAAAGTCGAAGCATACATAAATGCTACATGATGTGGATACATCATCCAACTAAAACAGGAAAGCCTGTAAGCACCAGAGATATTAGATTATTAATGGACAGTCTGATTAACCACTACGATGACTAGTACACAGAAAGAGTTACGCCAGCATATAGAGCAGCTGCAAGCGGAACTTATCAACACTAAAAAAGAACTGCTTTTAACTGAAAAAAGAGTGACAGAGGCTTTGGCTTTAGTTAAACGTATACTCGATACAGGTGATGTCTACGGAAGAGTAGAATACCTGCAACTACTGCAAGAAGAATAAATTATGATCAACCCTGAACAGTTCGACAGTACAATAAATCAGCCAGACTATTACAACTGGCATCCTACAGGAATATCTTGCATCGCTATCAGCGAGCATTTCCCTGGGAATGTTGCTCAAGCAATTCAATATATCTACCGAGCAGGTAGAAAGCCTGGAGAGTCTGCTGAGAAAGACTATAGTAAAGCCGTGTGGTGCCTGCTTCGAGAAATCGAACGCTTGAACTACTTCACTGAAAAATAATACCTATGCCTGCATCATATCAAAAAATAAAAGTAACTGAAGAACTGTTAAATCAGTCACCTGATACTTATTTTGTCTATGGAGACAATGAGAGTAGGCAAGGCACAGATGGAGCTGCCGCTCTACGCAATCATCCTAGAGCTATAGGATTTGTAACTAAAAGACATCCGTCTGTAAAAGCAGATTGTTATAAGCCTGATGAGTACGTTAAGCCGTTCTTTGAGCAGCTAGATCAATTGCATGGGATAATTAAAAATGCGCCGCATCAAAAGTTCTATATCAGTAAGATAGGTTCTGGTGCAGCTAACAGATACTATATCTGGCAGCTGATTATTAAACATAACCTGATAGATACTTTGGGCGAGTTCGACAATGTGGTGTTTTGTTGGGAAGAATAGTTTAAACTTATGGAAAAATTGGCAGTAATTGCAAAAGTGCTAGAAATAGCTCCTATCGAAGGGGCAGATAGAATTGAACGTGCTTCTGTTTTAGGTTGGCATGTTGTAGCTAAGAAAGGATTGTATGGTCCTGGAGAACTGGCTGTGATGGTTTTCCCAGACTCGCTCGTCCCGAAATCACTACTAGATGAAACATATGTGGGTGATGAAAAGGTGCGACTTAAAACAGTTAAATTAAAAGGGCAGTATAGCGCAGGTTTGCTAGTACCATTACATGTATTAGATAGTCTTGCAGCACCAGCAGGTGCTCCTGCACAAGAATGGGTGGAGGGAGATGAGGTCAGTGTACATCTTGGTGTAGAAAAATGGGTAGCTCCTGCTGCAAGTAATTTGTCAGGAAAAAGTAAAGGAAGTTTCCCTACGAGCATTATAAGTAAAACAGATGAGTTGAATTTTCGTAGTGAACCTAAAGCACTACAAGAAATCAGAGAATCTAGGTTTAATGGGCAAGAGTTCATTGCAACTCTGAAATGTGACGGCAGTAGTGGAACGTTTATTTATAAAGATGGACAGTTCAGAGTGTGCTCTAGAAACCTAGAGCTTGAAGAGACAGAGGGTAATGTTTTTTGGGAAGTTGCTAGAAAGTATAAGCTGGAAGAAGCATTGTCCTACAGCGGATCTGAACTAGCTATTCAGGGTGAAGTATGCGGTCCAGGTATTCAAGGAAACCCTATGAAACTGCAAGAGCTTACGTTCTTTGCTTTTCAGCTAAAAAATATTAAAACCTGGCAATGGTTGGACTGGGATTATACCAGTTGCTTCTGCAACTTACACAAAATTCCGACAGTCCCTGTACTACATAGATTCACTGCAAATAATTTTCCATCTAGTGAAGAACTTCAAAAGATGGCTAACGAAGCTAAGTATGATAACGGAAGAACAAACGCTGAAGGTCTGGTCATTCGTTCGGTAGTACCCATCAAGTCAGAAGTTTTGCAAAAATCTTGGTGGAGCCTGAAAGTAATGAATCAGCCTTACGACATGAAGAAAGGGTAGCAGCTTATGAGTCTAACACTAATTAAATTAACTGTATCTTATTCAGAACCACCTATCTATATCAACGTTGATATGATAGCTACTCTCCAGGAAATCAACGACGATAAAAAAATGACAAGTATCGAGCTTACTAACGGCTTTAAATATTTTGTCAAAGAAACTGTTGAAGAAATTGCGGTTAAGATTAACAGAAAGGTGAATATAAGGATATTATTATAAAGCTATGAACAAAGAACTGCAAGATAAGCTATACGCAGACTTTCCTGAGATTTTTCAGGAACATACTCTAGACATGTCAGAAACATGCATGTGCTGGGGATTAGAATGTGGAGACGGTTGGGAGCCTATTATCAGGGAAATGTGTGACATGCTGCAGCGAGCAGGGTCTCGCTATATATTGAAAAAAGAGAAGTTTCCGTATCAATACGATTTAGAAGTATTTTTACATAACAAGTGTAGAAAAATTGAACGGTGGTTTAAGCTGCCCAACAACATTCTTTACGTGGCAAAATTTGATAGGTACGAAAAGTTTCCAGGCTTCGGCGTAAAATTCACACAAGTAAAAGAAAAATTCGGCACACTTAGAGTATACCACGACGTTTATAGGAAGTTCACAAAAGAAGAGGTTGCCGGCTTATCTGAAAAACAGATCCATGCTGCATGGGATAGGTATTGCGGCTATGTAGACGGTGTGATTGCGTTTGCAGAGCATATGAGCGGTAAGATATGTCAAAACGACGGTAAGCCTGGAAAGCTGTATACCTCAGGCTGGTGGCATACTGTATGTACCGACTGTAAAAAGAAACAAGAAAAATGGAAAGAAGGCGAGGAGCTTTGGTGGGAAAAACAAACAGATGAAGAATAAGTTATTGGTGAGCGCAATCATAACACCCGATGGTACGCGTCTAGAATCGCTGCATAGACACGACTATAAAACACACACTGATGCTAATGGCGAACAATACATGCTGGACGGCGGTATAGACTATGTGAGAAGGAGTGTAAACAAAGAGCCTGCTACGCCTGCCTTTGTTTACACTAACGACCCTCACGAAAAGATCCGTACTGTGTTTAAATGGGGCACCAGAGGCAAAGATGGAAAAGAAGAGCTGCAATGGAGAACGTTAGATTCCCTATCTTCAGAACATGTGCAAGCAATACTCAACACACAACATCATATAGCAGAAGATATAAGAAAAGTATTTGAAGACGAACTAGACTTCAGAAAACAATGAGTAATATTTATTTTGTAAATAAAGGCAGCACAGCTAGAGCAGGTGTACAACTTCTGTGGCCTACCAGACATTTAAATGATACCCCGAAAGAATTTTTAAACAAAATCGAGCCTGGGTTATTTGTATGTATCAATCCAACATGTATTAAAAAAACACACTATCAGTGCTGTATCAGCGTCATACATACAGATAATATGTCATGGCATTATAGAGAGCACTTGAGAATTTGGACCATGTATTGGCAGCTCACAGCACACGCAACTTACGAAAAAGGTAAATTACGCATATCTGTAGTTCCAAATATAGATGATTATAATGCGGATCGTGTAAAGTTTTGGTCGTTGAGTCATAACTCCCTGGAACTGATTCGCGAGGCTGTAGAAGAAATCGACAAATACTTCCCTACCAAACCTCAAGAAGGAATGCTAATTAGATAATAATCAGTATGAAGAAATCAACTATTCGTAGAGTCAAAACAGTTAAGTCGGGAAATGTCACCATCCGTAAAACAGTTACAGTTACAAAAACAATAGGCCGTAAAAAATGAACCTACCCAAGCTATTCAAATATACTTCCACCGGGGCTATTCAGGAGTGGCAGATATTCTTTGAAGACGGATGCTACCATACAGTAAGTGGGCAAGTAGAAGGAAAAAAGATAATCAGTGCTCCTACCAAGTGTATTGGTAAAAACATCGGTAAAAAGAACGAGACTACTGCAGAAGAACAGGCAGAGCTAGAATCCAAAGCCAAATGGCAAAAGAAAAAAGACGAGGGTTATGTTGAGGATGTGGATGCTCTTGATGGAGCTCACCCATTGCGATTAGATCCAATGCTTGCTAAAGACTATGCGGATTATAAAGATAAGCTAGTGTTTCCTATATACAGTCAACCTAAGCTAGACGGTTTGCGCTGTATTGTTACGAGGCATGGAGTATTTAGCCGACAATGGAAACCTTTCGTAACACTAGATCATATCAAAGAAGCTGTGCAGCCGTTGTTTGAGCAATACCCAGATCTGCTCGCTCTTGACGGCGAAATGTACTCACACGAACTTAAAGATAAGTTTGAAGAAATCGTGAGCATTGTGAAGCAGCCTAAAGCTACTCCTGAGGACATCGAGAGATGCAAGCAGAGTGTGCAATATCATGTATACGATATAATCACAACCTCCGAGCAACCTTTCAATCGGAGACAGATGGATTATCTTCTAATGCTTGTTGGAATTAACGGCTTACGTAGTCCATGTGTAAAACCCGTAAATACTGTTTCAGCACACACTCAAGAAGAGTTGGATAGCTTATATCAGCAATATATGGCTGAAGGCTACGAGGGGCAGATGATTCGTACAGGTAATAGTCTATATCAACATAAGCGTACAAAAGACTTGCTTAAACGTAAGGATTTTCACGAAAACGAGTATGAGATTGTAGGC